TTTCGATGTCCTCAATGCTTCGGCGGTGTGACCCGATTTTGTCGGCAAGCTTCTGGACGCTTAACCCTTGTGCCAATCGAAGTTCGCGTACACGCATTGCTAATCCCTCTCTTTCATAAGTTTCAAATACAGCTCGGCTATCAGAGCTACAACAAGGAGTGCAGACAAAAATAAACTTATTTTTCGTTGCATTTTTTCCAAGAGATATGATATAATAGCACTGGAAGACGCCCCTACTTCGGGGAGCTTTCGCTCCCCTTTTCGGGTTGGCTTACTTCTTCTGTTTGGGTTCTTCGTTTAGTAGCTTGATTATTGTCAGTAAGGAAGCTATTATTTGAAGAACCTTTACTATTACATCAACCACTTTGTACACCTCCTTTCGATGTATTTATTATACCACGTTATAACGTGAAATGTCAATACTTTTTCACAAAATAATTCAAATATTTTTTCAAGCTCTTAACTTTGTTGAGGGCTTTTGTTATGCCTGAAAGGAGGGTGAAGGTATGACATTCAAACCACTGCATCCTTGCAGATATAACGGATGTATGGAACTGGTATCAACTACATATTGTGCGGAGCACCAAAAGCTAAAAGACGCTGATGTAAAAAGAAAAACAGGGGCATTTGATAAGCGGAGAGGGACATCAAGCCAACGCGGGTATACTTCCAAGTGGAGAGTTGCGAGCAAAGCGTTTCTCCGAGCAAATCCGTTGTGTGTCGATTGTATGAAAGACGAGAAGCTTGTTCCTGCAGCAGAGGTTGACCATATTATGCCTCACAGAGGAGACAAGAAGCTCTTTTGGGATAAAACCAATTGGCAAGGGTTGTGTAAGCGGCATCATTCTCAGAAGACAATGCGTGGTGAATGACAAAGGGTAGGGGGGTATCAATCTCCGGAGGTATACCGCCTGAAACCGATTGGCCTCATTCGCGCAGATTTTTTTCCCACATCAGGATTTTGGAGGTGAAAACGGATGCCAACTGCACCAAAGCCACATGAGCTCATATTGATTGAGGGCAAGTCGCACCGTACAAAGGCGGAGATCGCACAAAAGAAAAAAGCCGCTGAATCGCTTATAACAGGCGAAAGCTTTAGCGAAAAAGCAGATGTAAAAAATAATAAAATTGCACACAAAGAGTTTTCAAGACTTAGAAAATTATATGAAGCCATTAAAAAAAATGACGCACTTGTCGAAAATGCGATAAACCGATATTGTCTTCTTTATTCCGAATGTATAGAATTTCAAGATAAAAGAGAATTATATCACGAACGAACAATTAAGCTTGATGAAAAATATAACAGCGGCGATTCCGAAATAGAAATGGGAGAATATTACAAGCTTTGCATAGAATTGCAAAAAACGGTTATATCTCTCGACCGTCAGATTATGGATAAGCGAAAAATGATGTTAGCAATTGAACGTGAAATGTTCATGACCTTAGCGGCACAACTTCGTTCTATTTCCCCGCCGGAAGATAAGAAAATAAACAAAGACCCAATGAAGGCGTTATTGGAGAGGAGGATAAATGTTTAATGAAGAAAAAGCCAGACTGCCGATTAATTTTATAGAGCTTTTAAAGCATGGCGATGACTTTTACGGTCAGCCTTTCACGCTTTTGAAGTGGCAAAGTGATGTTATCTCGGAATTTTACGGAGAAATAAAGAAAAACGGTTATCGGCGATATCAATATCTGTATCTTGAAATCCCCAAGAAAAACGGAAAATCAGAGCTTGCCGCAGCTTTGGGTCTGTATCACCTTGTTGCCGAAGGGCAAATGAACGGGGAGATATATATTGTCGCGGCCGACAAAGAAAACGCCGGAATAATATATCGCGCAGCGGTGTCGATGATTGAACAGAATGAATATCTTACAGAGCGGTTAAAAATAAGAGAAAGTCGCAAGGAAATTATCGATCCCGAATCAAAAAGTTTTATAAAGGTCATGAGTTCGGAAGCTTATTCAAAGCATGGCTACAAGCCAACTGTCGTAATTTTTGATGAGCTTCACGCACAGCCGAACCGTGAGTTGTGGGATATCCTAACCTTCGGTGCAGGATCCGCAAGAAAACAACCGGTTTGGATTGTTTTAACAACCGCCGGCGACGACCCTGATAAAGCATCTATCGGCTGGGAGGTTCACGAATACGCAAGGAAAGTAATCGAAAAAGAAATTGATGATACGATATGGCTTGCAAGAATCTTTTGTGCTCCCGAAACGGCTGATATTTGGAGCGAAGAGGTATGGTATCAGGCAAATCCGTCTTTGGGGCATACGATTGATATTGAAAAGGTTCGACAGGAAGCACTTTCAGCACGAAACAGTCCTGCGCTTGAAAAAAAATTCCGATGGTTGCGTTTGAATCAATGGGTTGAGTTAAAATCCTTCAGTTGGCTGCCTTTAACTTTGTTTGATTCAACAGCAGGGTCTTGGAGTTCGTCGGAATTAATCGGTAAAAAATGTTATTTGGGGCTTGACCTGTCGTCAACCACTGACCTTACAGCATTGGTTCTTTTATTTCCCCCACAGGACGGATTTAACGAATGGCGAGTGCTGTTTTTAGCATGGATTCCAAGCGAGAGCATGAGGGAACGTGAGCATATTGACCATGTGCCGTATAGCCGTTGGGTAAAGCAAAAATATATTGAAGTGACACCCGGCGATGTTGTTGATTATGAATATGTTGAAACTGCAATAATTCAGGCATTTTCAAAGTATGATGTCATAAGTCTTGGCACTGACCAGTGGAACAGCAGAAATTTAACACAGCGCGTCGATAAGCAGGTGAATGAGCACAGAGCAACATCGGAAAAGATACCAATTGTTGAAATTCCTCAAAGTATGGCTGGAATGTCGCTAGCAATGAAAGAAACCGAACGGCTTTTAAAAACAGGTGAAATGTCTCACGAAATAAATGACTGCGCAAGGTGGAATTTTGGGAATGTAAAAGTGTCTGTTGATGGTAACGAAAATATGAAGCCTATGAAAAACAAATCTACAGGACGCATAGATATCACGGTTGCATGGATAAACGCAGTTGCGGTTGCACTGCTGTTGCCAATAAAGAAAAAATCTGTATATGAAGAAAGGGGTGTGAGGGTTATATGAGTGAAAAGCCAAAGATGTCGAAAGACGCAATATTCCGAGAGGTCTGTCTTTGGATAGGCTTCTTTTTATTACCTTGTTCGATAGGGTTAATCCTAAATTGGAGGGTCGGAGTACTTGCATTGTCTGTCTTGCTGATTTATATGGGATATCCGAAAGGAGGTGGATTGATTGCCGCTATTATCAAGCGCATTGAAAAGCATAGAAAATGAAACCTTTGGTATACAACTTGACGAGAAATTAAAGCGGATTGTTGCCTCAAAAAAATCAATGTCCGGCGAACATGTTACAGAGCAAAGCGCGATGAGGCTTGGTGCCGTATATGCGTGTGTTCAAATACTTACTAAAACTCTTGCAATGACACCGCTCATTTTATACAAACGTGTAAAAAACGGTAAAGAACGTGCAACAAACCATCCTCTTTACAACGTTTTGAGGTATCAAGCGACTAAAACCATGCCTGCATTCCAGCTTAAAGAAAGTATGATGATGGGAAATACCTTATCGGGAAACAGTTATGCGTTCATTGTAAAAAGCAAATTGACAAATCAAACTATCGGACTCAAATACATTCCGCATCAATATTGCAAACCTCAGCTAAAGAATGGTGAAATTATTTACACTGTAACAGAAGATGAGAAATCTACAGATCACCCATTCGAGGACATTTTACATATTCCGTCACTTGGATATGACGGATTAACGGGCCTCTCTCCAATCGATGTTTCTAGAGAAATTATTGGCAATGGAATTGCAACACAAAATTTCGGAAATAGCTTTTTTCGAAATGGCGCAAAGCTCAGCGGAACCTTTGAACATCCAAACACACTAAGCGATCCTGCTTTTGAGAGACTTAAAAAGGACCTGAACGAGCAATACAACGCCGCAAATGCCAACAAGACTATGATTCTTGAAGAGGGAATGAAATTTAACCCTATTTCAATAACTCCGGATCAGGCACAATTTTTAGATACAATGAAGTTCAATGTCGGAAATATCGCAAGAATATTCGGAGTTCCGCCTCACATGATTGGAGACCTCGAGAGGGCAACATTTTCAAATATCGAACAGCAATCAATTGAATTCGTCATGTATACAATGCTTCCTTGGTTTGCACGGTGGGAACAGTTTATAAATTTTAAATGCCTGAATGAAAAAGAGCGGGAACAGGGATATTTTGTTGAGTTTATGGTTGATTATCTGCTGCGCGGTGACAGTAATTCAAGATCTAACATGCTTCATCTTATGCGTCAGGACGGAGTAATCAATGGAAACGAATGGAGAGCTAAGGAAAATATGAACGAAATGCCCGATGGACAAGGGTCACTTTATTTTATCAACGGTAATATGACACCATTATCAAAAATTGGAGGGATAGAAAATGCAGAAGAATAACTTTACACCTGAGTTAAAGGACAAAAGTCCGCCCGGAGAAAAAACAATTAAGCAATTTATTCTTGGTGAAAAAGCAGTTAGGGAAACAGATAATGGTGTTGAAGTTGATTTTATAATATCTACCGAAGACACCGACCGCGATCAAGATTTAATTTCAGTTGACGGTTGGGACTTGGATAATTACAAACAGAATCCTGTTATACTATGGGCACATGATTCCCGAAAACCACCCATTGCTAAAAGTATCAATATCGCGACTGAAGATAATAAGCTCAAATCAACAGCGTTATTCATGTCAAGAGAGATGTCATCATTTGCATACAGTGTTGGGCAAATGTATAAGGAAGGCTTTTTGAATGCTGTGTCTGTTGGATTCAGGCCTCTTAAAGCAAAATGGGCGCCTGACGAGGAATCGCGGCCATACGGGATAGATTATTTCAAACAAGAGTTGCTTGAATACAGTTGTGTTCCTGTCCCTGCGAATCCAAACGCCCTAATTGATGCAAAGAATTTTGGTATAGACATGGTTCCGGTTCTTGATTGGGCTGTTGAATGTCTTGAAACAGGGACAATAGAAAAAGAACTTGGCGAGAAGCTTTATAAAATTCTAAACGACAAAAAAATAATTTTATTGGATAATTCCTCTGTTTTTCCGGATTCACCGCCGACAAAATCGGGGATTTATTTATACAAAAACCAAATTAATAAAAATAGGAGGCAACAAAAATGTTAGAAGAAATGCTTGGAAAAGCAAAGAACAAATTCGCGGAGGCCCTAAAAAAGCAAAATGAACTTGTTGAATTGGCTGCTGCAGAAAAAAGGGATCTTTTAGAAGCTGAAATTAAGGGCTTTGACTCCGCACAGTTGGAAATTGACAACGCATTAGTCGAAATTGAAAGACTCGAAAAGCTTTTAATGTCAAACGAAAAAGCAAAAGAGCCTGCAAAGGTTCATGACATTCCGGCTGTTTTTGGTACGCAGAAAGAAAAGAAAGATGATGGAGGCTTTAAGTCTGTTGGAGAATTTATTCACTCTGTCCGTTTTGGGGATGACAGCGGAAGACTTGATGAATTAAAAAAGGATCTTGCAACCGATGATTTTGGATTTATGATGCCTCCGGAATTATATGGAAGAATTTTGGAGCTTTCAACAGATGGCGCTATCGTAAGACCTCGCGCAATGGTTCTGCCTGCCGGAACGCCTCCTGACGGTTCAATCACGATTCCATCTGTTGACCAGAGCAATGGAAATATGTTTGGAGGCGTTGAGGTTGCATGGATTGATGAGGGTGAATTTAAGCCCGAAACAACCTTTGCGCTAAAGTCGATAACTGTTACGCCTTACGAGCTGGCGGCATCAATAAGAGTTACTGATAAAGCCCTCAGGAATTTTACCGCGTTGTCACCATTGTTGACGAGAAATCTTGGCGGTGCTATGAACAATGAGCAGGAAAGAACCTTTTTCTTAGGACACGGCGACGAAAGTCTTTCAGCAGGTCAGAAAAAGCAGCCGTTGGGATTCTTGAACAGTCCCGCACTTGTAAAAGTCGGAAGAAAGACAGCCGGGACGGTTACATATGCCGATATTGTAAATCTTGAAGCGCAAATGCTGCCCTCTTCAATAACAAGTGCAGTATGGATCTTGGACCGTACACTCTTTCCCGTAATTCGTCTTCTCAAGGATGACAGCGGAAGTTACATTTTTGGCCCGGGTGATGTATCTCTCAGCCGCCCTGATACGCTTAACGGACGTGTAATTACATGGACAGATAAGACAGCGTCCGGCGGAGTTGCCCCGACGATGGGTGACATTGGTCTTTACGACTTGGGATATTACATAATTAAAGATGGATTCGGACCCGTCATTCAGGCGTC